ATTTGGTACATCAATTGGTACCTTAAGGCTTGCTCTGGGGGCAGGTGCTGACAGCTTTCATAATCCTGTTTGATAACCTTCTTGTCGAACACCAATTTGTGTTGGTTCATGACTGGTTCAAGGACGTCACAGATGCGCAGTTCCTTCTGCTTGTTGTGTCGAACCTCAGACAATGTGACTGGGTATATCTTCGTCAGTATCGGCAGGAACAGTTGGTTAAACATGCCGTCACCGAAGTTACTCTCGACGATGATTTCGTTGACACCTTCCTCTTTGGCGATGGTCGCTAACTTGATTAAGGCTTCCTCAGAATACCCACCAGCAATTCCACCGCATCTACGCACGAACTGATAGCCATTCAGTTGGTTCACAACTGCATAACCAGTTTCGTCAACGCCTCGACCTGAAGGGTCAATGCTCATGACTTTGCCAGTGTATTCGGCGTAATCATCGTCAACAAAAGCGGGTCTGTGGTAGTGGTCACCGCTGAATGCCACGTTCGGTAATTCGTTTATGATATTCTGCTGGTCAGAAGCCCATACAAGCCGCTGTGGTGCGCTGTCAGTGGCCACATCAGTGACAATCAGGTCACCTACCTTGAGCGGGTATTTGAGGGCGTCAGAGAGGCGTGTATCGAGCATAAACTGAAGGGCAAAACCAGAGCGACCGTAAGACGCTTCACGCTCTAACAAGTCAAAGTCAGAGAACCGCTGGGGGTCTGTAGGATTACCCACCTGGGCAGGGTCTGCTGCCAGCTTATTTGCCACGAATGCTGCGAGTTTTGTGCCGTATCCTGTGACTGTGTCTTCGTCTGGGAAACGTGCTGGCCAGATGTGTGTCTTGTAGCCACGTTCAGGCAGCTTGTTGTAGAGGGATTCTTGGTTCTGTGGTGTCCCAAGGTAAATGATGCGACCATCAGGTTTCAGAATAGCATCGAACTCTTTAACGGCTTCACCAAGCCTGTCACGCATTCCTTGCGTCATCGAGTTGTTTGGAACTTCGATGTCGTCCGCAATGATGTAATCCGCACGTGAACCAGCCAATTGGCCAGTGATACCTACAGACTTCACAGAGGGTGCGTGAGACGCAGAAGCAGGTCCGACGTCGAAGCTAATCTTAGACTGTCTTTGGTCTTCACGGGGCTTCAGATGCGCCAGAATGGGCATTTCGTTAATCAGTCTAAGCGTGAAGGTGGTAAAGTCGTCAGCACGTGTCTTTGATGCACTAACCACTAAGATGTTTAGCTGTGGGTTCATGTACAACAGCCAAACAACATAGGCAGACGTAATCCAAGATTTTCCAACACCACGAAACGCCTCAACAATCATACGCTTGTCGCCGTTTTGGATGTTCTTTGCGATGTCATACTGAACGGGTGTTGGGTCTGGCAGGTTGAGATGCTTCCAGACAACAAATAGAAACTTTCTGAAATCAGAAAGCGGATTTGATTTTGTCATTAGTTCAGCTTCAGTTCTGATAAATCTGTATCTTCGTCGTTAAAGTCTGGCAGGGACTTCACAAGTTCACTCAGCGGTGAGTTGTCGACGGGCAGGGCATCAATGCCGTTGTCTTTTAGAAACTGCCTCGCAACGTTCAAATCTGCGCTTTTAGCCTCGGGGTCTTTAATTCGTAAAAGCAGGTTCTCCGCTAGCGTCCTGTGTAGAACGTCCATTAAATCTTTGGTGTCCATTTGGTCTCCTTAGTGAAGCAATCATTGCTAACAAGCCACGTCCCATTTCAGACGGGCTAGGGGCCAACCATCCGAGAACCAACGCAATCAAAATCCACGGTGGGATTGATTGGTCGATGTTGACGGTTTCGCCAGTTGCTTCCAGTTCGGTTTCGGTGATGACGACGTCTCGCCCAGCTTCAGCGTTACTTTGATTTGCCACGGCTTGCTGAGTTGCCTCTTTCGCTATTTGTGTGCCCACAGCCGTGGCTGTAACGCCGTTAGACTTGGGCATTAAAAAAGGGATGCTTCCGCACCCCGTCATTACAAATAGCAGTAGAAGGCTTGCGTATAGCCTACTTCGTGGCACCTTGTTTGCTACCTAGCAAAAAGTAAGCTGACACAAGCCCAGATAGGGCGAGATATTGTGCCATAATAATACTATCGACGGCTTCCATTCGGTCGGGATAGGCGATGGTTGCAATGGTGCTAATAGCCATCAGTCCCAGCGCAACCCAACACATATATCGACGGTTCGCTTGGTAGACCTCTTTGTTCACGATTGTGTCGTTCATCTCAAAATCCTTTTACGTACCAAATGAGCGAAGCCAGACCGCCAAGCAGCAGCACAAAGCCAAGGAAAACCCCGACTGCTGCCGTGATTGTTTCTATCATTTCTTCACGCTGCTTCTGTGCTTGTCGCTCTGCTTCTTTTCGAGCCTTACGGGCATCCGCTTGGTACTTCACGAAATCACCGTGCAAGCCAGCACGACCAGTATAAATCATGATTTCTTTCAGTCGTGCTTCAGCTTCACGTATTTGTTCTAGAGCCATAAACTCTTCCAAGTCTGTTTCGACCTGACGGGAAAACGGAGAGTTCTTTTTCTTTTGTAATCTCTGATGCAGGATGTCTTTGCTCTCTGCCATTTTCCCAATGGATTGTGCGGCAGATGCAAGTGATTTACCTGCACGAATTGTACCTTCCACAGTCTTCATAGCGGCTGTGAAAGCGGCAAGTTCCGCAAGCATATGTTAATCCAATATATGAAAAGTTATTGTGGGTAGGCCATCTTCTCGACGGCCAGCCTTATTGCCTTTGTGTTTTCATCTAGACGGGCCATAGAAATTGCTAGGGCGTGTATGTTGTCTTCGATGGTGGAAACACGAATGGTCAGTCGTTCAAGGTCCTCACGGTTTTCTTCAACGTTCGCAATGGTCATGCTGAAGACGTAAACGATAGCGACTGCTTGAACGATTAGACCAAGTAAAAAGGTAACGGGGACACTCTTTGACAAGTGCCAGTTTTCAGTTTCGCTCATGTTGGGGATTTACTTAAGGTTTAGTGGGCCAAGTGATTTCCATAGGAAACATTTCTTGCTGCGGTACATCACGCAAAGCCTGACGATAGTCTATCTCAGCTTGTGTCATCGTGCGGTCTGAGCAAGACCACCAGTCGGTTTCCTTAATCAGTTCATCACGAACTGCTCTAGCTTCTTCAGGTGTAAATGGACCTGTTGTATCAATACTCATTGTTTAGCCCTTTATGTTAAAAGAAGTCTATTAGAAGCGGTGGCAACACCTAGTGTTGGAGTGGCACCTGCCGTAAGGGTTCCACCCAGATTAACGCCGTAGGATTGACCAATAGTAAGACCTGATTGGCTGCTGTTTTCTCCGCTTGTTACTGTAACTGTGGCTGTTTGACCGTTGCTGTAGTTACCTTCAGAAAGACCAATTAAACCAAAATATGTACTACCTAGGTTAATTACCCTTAGAACTATGGTGTGGTCGTTCTTTCTGTACGGAATAATATAGCTGCCGCCTACGTAGGCAGTAAATTTTGTTTGTGCGGTAATTGAAGTAGCAATCACATTTCCTGTTAAGATACTTCCAGAACTGGTTACTGTTATTTTTTGCACACCCATACTGTCTGCGTTTGGGCCTTTGTGTGTAATTACACCTTGTCCGTTGCCAATGTACGAAGCACTAAGCCATTCATAGCCATTTCCAGGCATCGCATACGAACTTACATTAGACCAGTTAGTGGGATTGGAGTTACTTACGTCCCAAGTTTCAAGTTTAAAGGCACCTGCGTCAGAGACTGTACGGAAATAATAACCATTTGTACTGTCATACCAGCCAGATGATCTATCCCAACCACCATTATAATGGTCAGCCACTTGAACACTTGGTGTTGATCCACTTGCGTCAACACGATACCAAGTTCTGAAATAACTGCCTGTATTGTACATAACAATACCGCTACCTAAGTGCTGCATGTTATCATCAACAGGAGTACTCATGCCATAGCCACCAGAGTACGTTGTACTGACACTAGTTACTGAGGTTCCACTTGTATTGACAATATGAAAGTCAGGGTTGCCTGAACTAGATGTTAGGTACTTGTTAGAAGCAATACGTTCAATGTTATGATGGTACTGGCCGTTTTGACCACTTACGTATTGTGGGCTACCCAAACTAATTGAAGTTCCACTATAAGTACCAGCCATGGCGTAACCACGGTAACTTGCACTTTCGTATCTAAAGTAAATACAGAAACTAGAGTTAGCTTCGTCTATAGCTATCTGACCATAACCAAAACTTATGCCAGTACTTACTTCAGAACCAAAAGTAACAGAGCCGTTTGAAACGGTTCCAATTTTTAAACGGGCGTAATAGTCACTATTCTGTCGATACATGATAATAAATTTATCACTACCGATTGGTTTACAATCCCAAATTACAGAGCCGCTAACGTTAGCACTTTGTACAGTAAACTCATTAGTCTCAACCGCACTTACCGTTTTTACTTTACCTGTTGATGTAATACCTACAGGGTCACCTGCTGAAATAGAACCATCAGCTACTAACTCAATACTGCCACCGCCACCAACGCCAGCGTTACCAATAGCCGCCGCTGTGGTAGCGTCTACGCTTGTAATGTTGTTTAAGGCTCTACTGTTATTAATAACCGTAGTGCCGTTTACCTGTATAGCCATCTTCGTATCTCCTACTATTAGCTATTGAGTTGTTCTTTAAGAGCGTCGATTTGCTCTTGCTGTTCTTTGATGGCCTCAATCAGTACAGCCACGATGTTGCCGTATTTAACTGACTTAATGCCTTCGTCATTTGTGCTGACCAGATCAGGAATAACTGCTTCAACCTCTTGGGCGATTACACCGACCTCTGAGTTGCCACTGTCAATCCAATCATATGACACACCACGCATTGCTTTCACTGCATCCAGAGAGCCTGTGAGGGTTTCTACGTTGGTCTTTAGGGTAGCGTCTGAGG